TCAAATGTATCTCTTGACACATATTCTTTAGCCATCTCTTCACGAGTTTTGTTGATAAGGATGTCAAGCCTTTTAAGCTCTGTAGCATTATTGCGTATAGCATACAGCACAGGTGCGACTACAAGAGTCAACACCACATTCCAAATTATGTAGCTTGAAAGCTCCATAGTTCTTTCTACGAACTAGGTACTTCAAAATCTGTATCAGGTACAGGTGGTACTATAGGATTCGTTATAACACTATCCACTTGACTTGCAAATACATCATCCCACTGTGATACAGGACATAATGCTGTCAAAGCTGCAAGGTTAAAAGTACCTTTAGCTGCTGCTGTAAAATCACCATCGGCTGCCTTTGCTGTATAACTAAATGCAGACTTATAATAAGTTGCATCGCCTTTGCTGTCGTTCTCATAAGTCATTTCTAAATTCCATTCTTGAGCCTTACTAGACTTTTCGCTTGGTATAGCTTTAGTTAATGTTTTAGTTATTGCCATTTTTTATTCTCCGTTATTATTATTTGTCACATTTTTCATGTGCTTGTTGTTTTAATTCCTCAACTTGTGCTGAGAGTTCTTGTACGGCATTGACTAACATAGGAACTATTGAGCCTTCTCCTATTCTTTGCCAACCACCCTCGTCTTCGTTCCATAAATCTGAACCATCAGGAACACCATGCGTATCTATAGCTTCTTTAACTTCTTGTGCTATAAAACCAAGCTGTCTTTCAGGTCTTCTTTTATAAATTTCTTCTGATCCTTCTTCATAGTGTTTATGATTTTCAGGAAGTTCTCCTAATGTTCTGTAGTCAAATGTTACAGACCTTAAATCATTAATAAAGCTAAGTCCTATTGTAGAACTTACAATATCTTTTTTAGTTCTTATGTCGGAAACGGCTGCCCAAGTTGTTCCACCATCTACCAATACTGAATCTGAACCGCCTGAACCTACTGTTGTTCTATCAGCGCCTGCACTTGTTACATTCCAACCAAACACATTTTCATAACCACTATCAGTAGCTGTGTTTGCTGCTGTACCTACACAAACATTTCTAGCTGATGTTGTGTTTTGACCGCCTGAACTTTTACCTATAAAAGTATTTTCTCCACCTGAAGTAGTTGCTGTTCCTGCATCTCTTCCTACATAAACATTAGAATCGGCTGTGGTTGTAGAATCGCCTGCTCCGTAACCAACTGCTGTGTTTTGGTGTCCTGTAGTGCTTGCTAATAAAGCATTTTTACCAATTGCTGTGTTAAAGTTCGCTGTTGTAGCTGCGTTTAAAGCATCATGCCCAACTGCTGTGTTCGAGTGTCCTGTGGTACTTGTTGTTAAAGCATTTCTACCTAATGCGGTGTTGTAATCCCCTGTTGTGTTTGCATCTAATGCTTGGTCGCCAAAAGCAACACATTGTGATGCAGTTGTATTTGCTCCAAGAGCGTTTACTCCCATAGCTGTATTATTAGCACCTGTCGTATTCGCGTCTAATGCCTGATAACCAACTGCCGTGTTGTCAGCACCTGTGGTGTTATATTCTAAACATTTATAACCAACGGCTGTGTTGTTATTTGCTGTGCTGTTCGTTAATAGAGCTTCTCTACCTATTGCTGTGTTCCTTGATCCTGTTGTATTAGCTAAAAAGACTTGATCGCCTATAGCTACATTCTGACTTCCCGTTGTATTTGCCACTGCTGCAGCATAACCAATAGCTACATTCTCTTCGCCTGTGGTATTAGCGTTTAGAGCGTTCATGCCCACCGCTGTATTATTTCCACCTGTGGTATTATCATTCATAGAAGCAGTACCTACCGAAGTATTACTTGCTCCTGTGGTTGTTTGTCCTAAAGCGTGAACACCTACTCCTACATTATTACTAGCTGTGGTATTAGCATCTAAAGCATAAGCACCTAATCCAACATTTGAAGCACCTGTGGTGTTTTTGTTTAAAGTGCTTCTACCGATTCCTGTATTGTCTGCTCCTGTAGTATTGTCTCCTAAAGCGCCACTACCCATCGCTGTGTTGTTAGAAGCTGTGGTGCTTGTATACAAAGCGCCATAACCCAATGCGGTATTTTCTCCGCCTGTTGTATTTGCTGCTAAAGTATAAGAGCCTACTGCTGTGTTTGGTGTACCTGTGGTGTTATCATTAAGAGCATCACGACCAATTCCAATATTGTTATTTGCTGTGGTATTAGCATTTAATGCTGCATAGCCGATGCCTATATTATTCCCACCCGTTGTATTAGCATCTAAAGCCTTACCAATCGCTACGTTTGTATCACCTGTAGTGTTTGAGTCTAAAGCCGCATAACCTATAGCTGTGTTGTTTCCACCTGTGGTGTTTGCTCCTAAAGCCTGTTGCCCTACAGCTACGTTGTCTGAACCTGTCGTGTTTGCATCCAATGAAACATCACCTATTGCGACGTTTCTGTTGCCTGTGGTGTTTGCTAGTAATGCCCGATAACCTAAACCCGTATTTTCTGCTCCTGTGGTGTTGTCTTTTAAAGCCTCTTTACCAATTCCTGTGTTGCGAGAAGCTGTGGTGTTTGCTAATAAAGCACTCTTACCAACAGCAACATTAGATGTTCCAGTGGTATTTGCAGATAAAGAATAATATCCAACGGCTGTGTTTTCTGACGCAGTTGTATTTGCATCTAAAGCATATCTACCAATGGCTACATTACTATTACCAGTAGTGTTAGCTCCTAATGCTAGATTTCCAATAGCTATATTAGCAGAACCTGTGGTGTTTGCTGTTAAAGCACTTGTTCCGACTGCGGTATTGTTATCTGCTGTGGTATTAGCATCTAGTGCTTGATAGCCTACCGCTACATTACTAGCACCTGTGGTGTTTGCTGTTAAGGCATTCTTTCCTATCCCAACATTACTATCTGCTGTTGTATTAGCGTCTAGTGCATAAGCACCAATAGCAACATTACCTGCACCTGTGGTGTTCACAGACATAGCTTCATAACCAACTCCTACATTAAAAGAAGCTGTAGTATTGTCTTTTAAAGCATATCTACCAACGGCTACATTTTGTCCGCCTGTTGTATTATCTTGTAATGCTGTGCCGCCAACTGCAACATTATCATCGCCACTTGTTAAAGCGGTTAGAGTTTGATAACCAAGTGCTGTATTATAAGTAGCTGCATCTAAAGTTCCTGTACTCTGATGTCCTATAATAAGTGATCCTGTGAAATCTGTTCCGCCTGATTTAGCATCTGACAAACCATCTATTGTTGTTGCACCAGTTCCTGCGTCTTCCCAACCTACTCCACTTCCTGTTGAAGTTAGTACTTGTCCGTCAGTACCTTGTGCGCCACCGACTGTTAAATTGTCTGTTTCTAAAGTTCCATCAATGTCGGCGTTTCCTGAAATATCTAAACTTCCTGCGTCTAGCTCTCCACTTATTGTAAGTAATCCACTAGAAGGATTATATGTAAATCCAGTGTCTGTTTCTATTCCTTGTGTGCCTGTAGCACCATCTACAAAGGTTGGATAAACTGTTTCGTCTGTAGAGTTATTAGCTGAAGCTGTAATGGTTGTTGCTAAAGCTGCAGTACCTGTAGTGTCTTGGTTAAGTGTACCGATTACAAAGTCTAATGTGTTGTCGCTGTCTTCGTAAGTAACTGTAATATTAGTTTCAGTATTACTTCCAACCATTGCACCGACTGTATCACTAATTGTTTCTGCGAGTGTAGTGCCACCGATAGTAATTGCATCGGCTTCCAGTGTTCCATCTATATCTGCATCACCACTAATATCAAGTGTAGCTGCATCCAGTTCACCACTAATGGTTATGTTTCTACCACCAGTAATGTCTTTGTTTGAATCTGTTATAATAGCTTTACTGGCTATTACTGTTCCGTTAGTTATACCATCTATAAGATTAATGTCTGCAGCAGTAGCTGTAATTGTTGTACCATTTAAAGATATTGCATCTGTTTCAAGAGTACCGTCTATATCTACATTTCCTGATATATCTAGACTAGCTGCTGTTATTTCACCACCGACTGTAAGAGTTGTAGCCATGTCAACAGCACCATCAATATCAACTATGTCTAAGTTTGAAGTACCGTCTATGTCTATATCGCCACTAATATCTAAAGAGGCTCCTGTTAAAACACCTGCAACTGCTAGTGTAGAAGCCATATCAACTGCACCATCAATGTCTACAACATCTAAATTAGTAGTTCCATCAACATCTAAATCACCATTAAAGTCTACATTACCTGCTACAGTAAGTGTAGTAGCCATGTCAACTGCACCGTCTATATCTACTACATCTAGGTTAGTTGTACCATCAATATCAGCATCACCACTTATATCTAGTGTAGCTGCATCAAGCTCGCCTGTAAGTGTAATGTTTCTAAAAGAAGCTGCATCTTTATTTGAATCTACGACTACTGCTTTAGAAGCAGCAATAGTTCCTGCTGTAATTCCATCTAGGAACTCTAGTTCGGCTTCTGTTAATTCAGCGCCTGAACCAAGTGTAAGCGTACCTGTAACTGTAAGATTATCATTGACTGTTACTTCGGAAGTTGTATGACCTATTGAGATCGGAACACCTGAAGTCGCAGTACCAATAGTAATACCATTAGATGTGTTAGAGTTGTCTATGTTTAAGGATGTTGTTGCATCTAGTGAAATAGTTGTGCCGTCTACTGCGAGTGTTCCATCTATATCTGTGTTGTCTAAGTTTGCAGTTCCATCAACATCTATATCTCCTGCAAGATCAATTCCTGCAGCGCCTGCTAAGACTAAATCATCAGTAGATGTATCCCATAACATATAAGCACTTGCAGTATCTCCGAAGAATTTAACATCATAGCCTGTATCATCAACACCAACAGTTATAGTATTATCTACTTGAATAGCACCATCAAGATTAGTTGTTCCTGAAACTGTTAATAAATCTGTAGTTATTGTACCGTCAAAGTATGCATCTTTAAATTCTAATGAGCTTGTTCCTAAATCAATATCATTATCTGTTACTGGAACAATAGCTCCGTCTTGTATTCTAATCTGCTCAACTGCAGCACTAGAAACTTCTACAAATACTCCCCAACGATTATTAGTACTGTCTGCTACTATTTTATTTAAAAAGTCTAAGTCACCTATAGTATGTATATTACCGCCTTGTCCTGCTGTACCATCATGTCTATGTCCAGTAGAACTTGCAGAACTAGATGAATATGCAAATACATTTACTAATTGATCGTATTCGTTGTTGAACAATGCAGATGTAATAGTATCTCCATCACTAAAGCTGCTTTGTCTTGTATATGTTTGTGCCATCTTTTATTCTCTCCCTGAAGGTACGTAATCTATGTATATTCCATTTACAGTATATGGTGAATTTTGATTATCGCTAAATATTCTAAAATAATTACTTTTTCCACTACCTTCTACTGTTTGTTTTGTAATCGGATCTGTTGCTGCTCCAAATTTATAAGCAGCGGTTGCTCCAAATAAAGCTGTGCCGAACAACGAAGGCTTCGGTACTGACAATGAATAATCTGTAGGTTGTGGACTATCTAGATCATCAAAATTATATCTAATTCTTAAGCTTGTATCTACTTCTCCTTCAGGAGTTATTGATACTTTTACATACTTAAGAGTTTTTAAAGTTCCTAAATCTCCATAATCTAAATCCGGAGTTTGGTATTTAGCTATAATATTAGTAGCTGTTCCGCCTGTAGATAAAAAATTATCTCCTGTATCATGATTATATACCTTACCAATATAATCTCCATGATAATATCTTTCAACTCCGTCATAATTAAAACCCGAAGCTGCTGCTGAACTTGCATCTATACCGGTTGTTTCAGACCATTGAAAATTTGTAAATCCTTGATCGTTAGTTTTTAAAGTTCCTATAATTCCTTTAGAAGAACCACCTGTCGAATCACTACCATAATATAAACGATACTGTGCTTTGTCTCTGATAACAAGGCTGCTTATATTATAACTTCCAATGTTATCTGCAATAAATTTCATTACAGGCTGTATAGAACGGCTGACTGTTCCTAACTCAACGTCACCAATTCTTACTGTACCGGCTAGTGTTCTTATACCATCAGGTGCTAAAAATACTAAGTCACCACCAACCTCTTGAATGCTTTTACCGTCTAAACAACCAATGTTTTGTGTAATAGGTTGTACTGCTATTGTAGAGGAAGAATTTATATTTGTCAATTTATAAATACTATTTTTACAAAATATAATTAGATCATTACGAAAAGATCTTAAGCCAACTACTTGATCATCTAATACTATACTTCCTGAACCTGTCGTTGTAAAATCATCTATGTCGCTTGTTCCACTATAAAATATAGTATTTGGAGCTGTTGTTGCACCTGCAACTACTAAATGTTTATCATGTATCGTACAAAATTTAGGATAGTGTGTTCCACTTACTGTTATTTCTTTTGCATAATAAGTTCTTCCGCTTAAAGCTCCACTACCTGTCATTTTAAAGTAAAAAGGTTTTACACCTGATCCTTCATCTGTAATGATAACTTCTCCGTAAGTTGTATCACCTTCGTAAGTTGTAAAGTGTGCTAACCCTTGTGAGGTTCTAGCTGCAGCACTACGACCTGTAAAGGCTGTGTAGTTATCTCCACCGCCTGCAACACTTGCTTTATTTAATTGTAACCAACTTTCACCATCTAAGCTAAAATATATATTAGTGTTTGAGCAAGCGATAACTCCATCTGCATAAACATGAAGACCTAGTATAGCATCTTCACTACTAGGATTAGCTGCGCTTGATCCTCCAAAGGCTGAATAACCATTTATTCTTCTATAGCCACCGGCAATATCAACTTCAAAATTTTCTAAAAGTGTAGCTGCTCCCGGTCTTCGTAGCATTTCAAAAGAACTTGAAGATTTATCAAGTCCTCCTTCACACGCTAATGCAAAAGGTTGCGAAGGCATTAGAGCATATCCGTAGACATATAGCGAGGAGTAGGATCTGCTAAATTAGATCTCATTAATCTTAATCCTCTTTTATAATCATCTAAAGCAAAAGCAGCGTGCTGTGCATTTTCTTTAAACTGTGCCATGTAATATCTAGCTCTAGCCATTAATACTGAACTATACATATCTGGAAATACTATTGCATCTCCGTGTGCATCTAATGCTGTAGGTAGATCCCAAGCATAAAACCATACTCTATAAACTTGATCAGGTATTGGACTTATTCCAAATTTTCTTGCATCAGGACTTCTAATAACAAATCTAGGTTCTCCCCATGTTTGTGCATCAGCATCGTCTGAATTTTCTGATTCTCTGTAATGATCTTTCCACTCTTCTAAAGTCATAAAAGATAAATTTTTACTTGTATAAGGTGCTGATTCTCCACTTACTCCTATTGTTGTAAGATAGAAATCTTTCCAATCTATTGCACCATAGTCTGTTGTTAAAGAACTTGATGCTGCTTTTAATTCATACCAACGTGTTCCTGCGGTTGTTTCAACATAAACATTACCATACATAGGATCTGTAGCTCCGCTTTCTCCTGTAGCTAAAAAAGACCATCTAGGTTCTGCGCTTACAATATCGTTATAAGATCTGTTTACACAATCTTTTGCAAATTGTTGAATACCTATTGCGCTTGCAAAGTTTGCAGAAGTTAAAGCAACTTCGTTTGATTCTCGCAAGAGTTCGTTTGTTAAAGTTAAATACGTTGTAGCCACTTACTTTTACTCTTGTGTTTCTTCGTCTATTGTTTCTTCTTCTAATTTATCAACAACTGTACCTACTGCTTGTACAGGTATAGAAATTGCAGTTTGACCTAACTCAATACTTTCATCTACAATAGCAGACGAGATATTTTTACCTGCGTCTATTGTTTCTTCAACAACAGAACAACCAGTAAATGTTAATAAAAAAGCAATTAAAGATAGCATTTTAATTTTCACTATAAATCCTCAATATTTTATTATAATAACTATTTTTTATAAAGGCAGTTATTTTTAACCTTTTTTAGACTTTCCGAAGATAACTTCCCAATTATCTTTATATCTTTGTCGTTCTTCAGCAGTTGCTTTACTTCCTGCTCGAACTAATTTTCTGTTCCCCTTTTTTGGATTTTTCATAATCAAAGGATTTCGTTCATTTCCTAATTGTGGCATATCTTTTCCTGTTATTTAAGTATGGGGAAGATGAACATAAAATTCTCTTCCCACATACCATTTTTTGCTTCTTAATTAACGATTAGTCAACTAGATAGAAAGCAGATACTAAAGCTTCATCTTGTAGTACGTTAGCACCATAAACATGAAGACCTCTTACTATATCACCAAATGAATCAGGATCACGGATGACCTCTGTTGATGTTATAGCTTGAGCAGTAGCCGTAGAACTAATGTGTCCTGCTAAAACTTTGCCTGTGCAGTTAGAAACTGCTGCAATGTTATTAGACTTGTACATATCAAAACCACGAAGCTTTCCGCTTGACACCAAACCATTTCTTAAAGAACCTTGACCTGCGTTGTAATCTACTGAAAGTAGTTTAGAACTAGATCCTGACAACTCTTCGTAAAACGAAGGAGGTGCTACAAACCAACGACCATCTTCGGGGATGTCTTGGTCGTCTAGCAATCTTGCCATTCTAGCCATAAGGTCTAAAGCGTCTACACCTGTTCCGTCTGAACCAAGCAAATCAACAGAGTTGGTTGCATGAGTCATAGTTGTGTCAGCAGTTGCGCTGTCAGAACCGATAACATGGTCAGGGGAAGATGTAGAAGCGCCTGCAAACATTTCTGCAATCACACCTGCATCAAATGCATCTTTCAATGCATAAGCAGCAGACGAACTAGCTACTTCTTTAAAGTTCACATGAGACATTGATTTCTCAATATCGTCAACGATGAATTTAAATGCGTTAGCTATATCAACAGTAAGAGTAAGCTCTTGGTCTGTTAATTTACTTTGCGTTACGTCAGCGCCTCTTTCATACTGATAAACAGTAATCGTGGGTTCTTTAATAATACGGACGGTATCTCCGAAGGCAGAGATTTCACCGGTATAATCGGTGTTTGTAATTGCTTCAACTACTGAAGATTTTCTAAAAAAGTTAAGTACCTTCTTGGAATAAACCTTCGGCATGAAGAAGCTATTATTCTGCCCTGATACGGAGTTACCAAAGTTGCCATTAGTATCAGTTGATTGCTCGAATAAAGCATCAGATTGATTATAAGCCATTTTAGTTTCCTTGTATTAAAGGGTTAATATTATCCTCTTACTCTACCTTCAAGAATTGCTTGATCAATATCTTTTTCATATTTATCAAACTCATCCATAGATAAATCAGAGATTTCTTCTTGAGTCCAGATTTTAGGCTCTTTCGCTTCAACAGATGTCGTTTTAGTAGACACCATTTCAGACGCTTTTGCCTGATTACGTGGACTCGGCTTTTGTTGTTTTAAAGAACTTGATTCCATTTTATAAAGATCAATAGCCTTACTCGCTAGAGATGCATTGTTAGGATTATTATAAATCCAATCTTGTATCTCTTCAGGTTGAGTTTCTGCCCAAACATGGAAGTCATCATTATTACGTAAGTCTGAATAGTCAGGATGTTTATCCATCAAGTCTTTTTCAGCTTCACGCCTCATAACTTCTTGTTCACGAGCTTCAATGATTGCAACCTTATCGGTTATGCTTTTCATTTTATCTTCACTCTGTAAGTGAGCAACACTTTCGACAACTTCATAAACATCAGGATATTGATTTTTAAAGTGTTCTAATTCTTCTAGTGATTTAGGAGCTTCGTACACGGGTTGCGCTTGTTGCACTTTACCTGCTAACTCTTGTTCTCTAGTTCTGAACTCATTTAATTTTGTATCATAATGCCTTTTTAGGTCATCGTATCTTTTTTTATAATCAGCCTTCTGATAAGGTTTGTCTGTATGTACAGTTTCTTGCGGCTTCTCTTCTTCTGAAACAACTGTCTCAGTTTGAGGTGCGACAAATAAACTGGTAGCAGTTTTACCTTCTTTAGGCATTACATCATCCGTTTGCCAAGATTTCTTTTGGTTGTACGGATTAGGTTTCGGTTCTTCTACAGTTTCCTGTATGTTTTCAACTTCTGCCATCGTTTTCTCCTTTTAGGGTTTGCGCTATCTTCAAAGTGGCTTATTACAAAAACGTCTTTTGAATAAGGGTTTGACTTGCAAAGTAGCTAAAGGTTATAGTTTGATAGAGGGTTACAATAAGTAAGTAACTCTACCGGTTATCAGCCATAAATGGGACGATATTGGCTACGAGGATTTGCGGCAAGTTGAAGTTTCTTCATTTCACGCTCTGTAGGATCTACAGTTTGTGTCATAAAAGAACTTGCGTCTGCGCTATCTTCTTCTCCAGTTATCATACCACCATAGGCTGCTGTTTGTCTAGCATCTGAGGCTACTTCAGCTTCTTCCATCATACTTTGTAGGTTATCAGGACCGATTTCCTCCGCAGCTTTAGATGTTATAACAAACTCTCCGTCCGATAACCTTGCAGGTATCGAATCAGAGACTTCTGAACCCGGTCCATCTATAGGACCTGATCCGGAAAATTCTGAAGCAGTTTCTACTATCTGATCGAATATCATACTTAAACGATCATCAGCAGCTAGTGCTTCTTCTAAATAATTTATGTCTTCGGAAGCTAACTCAGACGATTGGACAATATAGTCTACGTAATCTTCTTCCATTTGTTCATCGGGAACCATTCCTTCTTGTGCCATATCTTCGGCTTGTCCTTCTGCTAATCCCTGCTCATACTCACCATGAGTTGCTCCCGGCATTTCTGTTCCGTCAGGCATTATGTGTGTTGGCATTTCTTCTTCCATCATTCCTGACATTTGTGCGTCTAGTTCTCCGCCTATTGCTTTTTCAACTCTTCCGCCTTCGTATCCACCTTCACCGCTTTCGATAGTTCTTTTAGCTTTTCTTTTAGCTTTCCTTGCTGCTCTTGCTTCTTGTCCTAATGAACCGCCTGCGCCTTTACCTGAACCTTTATAACCCGGATGAGCGCCTACACCACTTGCTATTCTTTGTAAACTCTGAGCTACAGATTGATTAGGCTGTCTAGTTCTTTCTGCCCAACGCTGCATTGCAGTAGGTCCTGTTTGTCCTTTTCCTCCGTGTCCTAAAACATCTGAGGCAGAAGTTGGGAAAGGTTCTGCGATGCCTGCCTCTCTTGCTTTTTTATTTTCACCTACTTGATATCCAAACTGATCTAGTTGTAATTGACTTGGTCCACCGGCTGCAGTCATAAAACCTTGAGCAACATTCTGCATAGCATCACTATTTACAGCCGCATCTAGTAAAGAACCCACAGCAGATCTTAAGTTTCCACCTGCACTAACTGCAGGGTTAGTTCCACTTACGGACTTTTCTGCCGGAGAATAAATAGCTCCTGCATCATAATATTGTTTTCTTTTAAACATCTGTTCCCTCTTTTATTGTAATTTCAACTTCATCCTTGAGCTGCTCTAAGCGTGCCAGAGAATTGATCTTCCCCTGACTGCGGTACATTTCCTGTTCCGATGTTGCCACCACCAGTACCTGTAACTCCAACGTCTGCAGGTCCTTCAGGTATTCCTTGAGCGCCTCCCATAGCAGCTTGTTGTGGGTTATTGGCTTGAGCTTCCGCGCTAGGTTCTTGTTGAGCATTTTGCATTCCTATTATTTGTGCAGCGATAGCAGCTTCTTCAGGATCGTTGAGTATTTCATCAGGATCAAGATCTAAAGTGTAAGCTAGTTCGCTAATTATTTTTGATATTTTAATAAATGGTGCAATAGAAGGATTCTGTGCAGTTTGTAAGAACATAGTCAATCGTTGACTCCTTACTTCTTTTTGCATTAAACTACTAGTTCCCATTGCGTTAATTTCTAAATCTCCAACAGTATCTATATCTTCTTCTATAAACTGCATATTCCAATGGAAGTATGCTTCGCCTAAAGGCTTAAGTAAGAAATCATCTATATTTTTTACAACTGTTTTAATATTTAAACTGGATGCACCTAATAACATCGACATACCTGAAGCTGTTCTTGTCATACTTTGCACACCTGTCTGTCCGTGTGAATAGCTAGGTATACCTGTTTGTTCGTCTGCAAGTTGTCTAAACTTGTCAAACATCATCATATTTTCAGGTGCGGTGTTAGGGAACTTCATTCCATGTACTGCCTGTCCGGGCATTCCTGCCTGTCTGCGGAATATCTTTCCGGGATATATTTCCATTGACTGTCCACCTACTAAAGCAGAATCATCTATATCAAAGACTAATGAACCTGCTAGTGCTAGATTATCTACTGCCATTCTAGCGTGTCCGTTCATAATAGTTTGTGAGTCTGACATATTCTCAGGTACACCTATACCAAAGAAACTATAAGGATTACGTTCATAAGGAAATGCATGATAGGGAATAGTTGGAGGAGTAAAAGGATTTACAACTGCTCTTAATAACATACCACCACAAGTCCATGCATTTATCTGCACTTCATCTAGATCATCTATTGATGCAGGAAGATCAATACCGGCTTCTCTTGCAAAGTCTGCATCCATCATTCCCCAATATTCTAATACTTCATAGCGGTCTGTATTATAATCTTCTGCGTTATTATCTTCATTAAGTTGATTTTCAAAATACTTTTCTTCGTAGTTAGGACCTTCACTTAATGTATTTCTAATTGCATCTTTATCAAAGTACGGAAGATTTCTTAATCCTCTTAATTGACTTCTATTAAACTTATGTCTGTGTATAATAAAGTCACACTCATCAATAGATGTAGCATTTGGATCAGGATAAAAATCCCAACAACTAACAAACTCTACGCGTGGTACTCGTACTTGTACAGGTTTATATTCTCTTGTTTCTCCGTTTTTATCCCAACGGTGTAAAGTTTTATTAAAACTAAATGGTCCTTTTATAATTCCTGTACCAAGCATCGCTGATTCAAATAAAGCATTTCTTAATTCAGACACCCCATTAGATTCTTCTAATTGATCGTGAATTAATTTTTCCATGTTGCGTGCTGCTTTGGCTGCAGGACTAATTTCAGGAACTTGAGGAATTGCGGATAAACCTGCTTCAAGAACAACTCTTCCTTCTGCATTAGTATAGTTATCTTCTAAAGAACTTAAAAAGTTTTCACCTTCTTTAAAGGTTGCTCCGGGCATTAGAACATTTCCATCGCCTTTATAACCGACATCGAAAAGGTTAGTTTTTGATACAGCGTTTTGTTCTAGCTCGCCATCTCCCATTTCTTGTGGTGCTTCGATGTTAACAGGAGAATTGTTCATTGCTACACGAGCATTTTTCGATATACCTTCAGGTAATTTAGTTTCCTTTACGGATAACGGAAATTGCCCAGAGCCAAATAAGACATCTACTAATTGACCATAAGCGGCAATTGTTTTAGTCTTAGTTACTTTTATAAAAACTCTAGATTTTTCACTTTCTCTAAACCTAACTCTTTTACCATATAAGCCTCTAAAGTTTTGATAGGATGTTAACCAACGACTTTCATCAGGTTTCCTAGAAGTTTCACAAGAAGAAAAACGAGATTTAATTAAACCTACTAGATTTTTAGACTGCTCATATTCAAGCTTTAATGTCTTACCGTGTTCGTTTTCAACATCTTCATAAATGCTATCCGCATCTAAAAAAGTATTTTGTTTGTTTTCTTTTTCTGCCATTTATTAATATCCAAATTCTGTATCAGAAGGGTTATATGCTTGTCTTTTAATTCGTAAGAATGAGTCAAACGGATCTTCTAATCTTGGTCTACTCATTATTAAGTACCTTAATGCATCATAAGCATGGTCGGGTGCGTTTGTATCAACATCCTCAGGATTCTTTTTAGAAAGAGGAATCCCTTGAAGTTCTTTTATAACATTAACGCAAGTATTAAATATTTGTAATCTAGGTCTGCCTGTTTGATTCCTACGTTTTAAATGTTCATGTATTTGTACTTTACCTGCTACTCTATTCTTATCTGCTCGTCTAAGCTTGTGTCCTGCCTTTAATAACATTTCACCTATTGTAGGACCTGTATAACCTGTTCTTGCCCACGCAGCGGTATCTAATACTCCCATAATAGATCTA